TTTCTCTGGTACGGTTTACCTTAAAGGTCTTAACCGCTAAGAGCTCATCCTCTGGGATCTGGAGGAGATACTTTACCTGCTCCAGCATTAACTCTACATCTGCAATCTCCTCTACTAAGTTATCTCTGGCAATAGCCTTTTTATCCTCCGCTACAGGCTGTCCTAGTCCTGTTTCTACTCTACGGTACTTATTTACCGCCTGTATGAGCTCTGCACACTCCTCTACTAACTGGTTACTCTGTGCCTCATATCCGTAGTACTTAGCTGTTTCTAAGTTCATTTCTCTAATTTTACACACAATATTTTCCTCGCTTTTTATAATAATCTCCAGTTCTCTAAAACCTTTTCCATACTGCTATACGGACACCACGCCTTAGAGTTTTTATCATGTACACACAAACACGGTACAGGATCCGCTCTACTGGTTTTACACCTCTTTACCATCTTACAGGCTGTTTCTATCGTGTATATATGCCCTGTAATAAAGCCCATAGATGTTTTACCGATAAACTCAGCTCTCACTATTCTAAGTGCCTCCTTATCAATGCTCTTATACCGTTTCCTGTTAAGTTATCCAGATCCACTAAGCGATCATCTAGCCCTCCTAAGGCATCTATAACCGCTCTGAGTGCCTCCCTGCTCTTATACAGATCCTCCATTAAAGTATCCTCAATGAGGTAATACTCCTTAGGATCTCCAAAGGATACCGCTATGGCATAATCCTCTTTTCTCATGGCTAAGCTCTGCTCCTTAGCCTTATCTATCCAGCCTTTTTTTACTGTAATACTCTGGCTAGGGTTCATTTTTGTTTTAGCCTCAATAAAGAGTTTATCTACCACTACATCTCCTTTTAGAAACGGAGTGGATCCAGATCCTACTACCTGCCTACCGCCCATAGCCTTAGCTATACGCTTTTCCTGTATGGAGCTCTTAGCTCTTGTACTATCTTTCATTTACCCTTACCTCTTTTCTTTTTAGGTTTTACTCCCCAATATCTAATACACTGAGATCTATTAGGAGATATTAAGTCAAAATAAGTACAATACAGAAAACCGTGTTTTTTATTACTGTGCTTACATCGCTCACAGTCACACGCTACTCTCTTGGACTTTTTCATTTTATGAGTTACTGTAGATACCCCCAGCTTTCCTCTCATTACTCCGCCTCTCTTTCTTCTAATCTCACTCCGCCATACTCCCATAGATCCTTTTTCATCTCATCCATATCTAGCTCTCCATTTTGCCAGCGTTCATAGTACTGTAATACCAGCTCTGTAAACTCTGGTATCTTCTTTGCATAGGTCTTTTTCCAGTAATGATCCATGAGTACCTCCATAGGGAGTACTAAGAGTAATGTCATAGCTGTATTTATGGCATCCTCCATAGCCTCCTGTTTGATCCTCTTAAGATCCTCCTCTGTTACCTGCCTTACTGCATTATGGAGCTGTGATCTGGTTAGATTATAGGTTTTTACCTGTTTACCTTTTTGCTTTTCAAGTCTACGCCTCTCAGCTCTACCCATTTTTCCGCTCACTCCTCTTATCGTATGCCTCTAACCGCATTACCTTATATTTTGCTAAATGTTCATTTCTACAAATACGATCTAAAGGGTATTTATCTAGTAAGCCGTATCTAAAGGCTGTTTCCCTTATAACCCATCTATAACCTACCGTTACCGTGTGTACAGTTTCTCCTATGCCTAAGTGATCGTACCACCGCTCTACCTCTTTCTTAGTGATAGCCTCTCTGTACACCACCCACACCCTCTGCCCTAACTCAAAAGGTACCTCAATTACCATGATATACCGCCTCTACTTTCCACCGCTTAAGAAACTCCTCTAGGCTACCATAATGCACCCAGTATCTAAAACACTCTCCAAAAGCTACTCTTAATCTGGGCTTACCATTCCACATTACAGAAATTGTTTTGATCTTATATACTTTACCGCTCTGTAAAAGTTCATTATCTACCCCTATGTATCTAGCTTTTATCATCCTGCTCCTCCTGCATACTTGCATCTTTTTACATGGGAACATCTAAAAATACAGGAAATACCATAATCCATCTCTACAAAGTAATACTTTCTACCTACCAGAAATAAATTATCATTATCTCTTACATAATCTGTTCCGCACTGTCTAAGTACTCCTGTGTACTCACTTCCATCAAAAAGCGTAACTGTTACCTCAGTATCCAAACGCTCCTCTAAATCTTCTCTCCTCATCGGATCCTCCTCTCTTTTTCAGATACTTAACTTAATCACAATCGGTAAGTATTTTTAGATAAAAAAAAAGAGGATCCTAAGATCCTCTCTCTGGTATTAAAACTCCAGCACATTCTCCTCTATGAAAATATCCTTATGCACATCTGCCTTAAATGCTAAGAGTGCTCTGGAGGCTCTTAGCATTACCTCCTCATCTCCCATCATTTTAGCCCCTGTGTAAGTGTTCTCCAGAAAGTCTATTACCTCCTGTTTCTGCCTTTCATTCTCCATAGATACCTCCTTACAGAAATAGCTCTAATAACTCATCTATGAGCTCCTGTGTTTCCTTTATTTTCTCCTCCAGAGCTTTTATCTCCTCTGGATCCTCTGTACGATCTTTCTGCTCCTCCATCTTTCCTACTCTATTTGAGTAAAGAGTGATCCTCACAGCTCTATCATAAGGTGTCATATCCTTAAATCTTTCCTCCATACGCCCTCCTATTTGAGTAAATCTTTTACTCCTACTGTAGTTTTCTTATACACAGCATTTTTTACAGCTCTCTTAGGGTTCTTTGCCAGCCCTACACCCTTTTTACCATACAAGGGATTAACTGCTTTCTTTACTGCTCTCTTAGCCTTACCTGTGGTACTTGCTTTGATAGCCTTTTTAAGGCTAGGTTTTCTTATTCCAATTTTCATATAATCCGCCTCCTACTCTATAGATCCATAAATACTCATATACTCTATATTTCCATTAAATTTACTGGTTTCTGTACTAAATCCGTCAAACTCTATAACCCTTGTATCATCCGCTAAAACCTGCTCCCAGCATTTCTCTATATCGGTATCACTAAAAGGCTTTACAAATCTCAGAAACGCCTCCTTATACTGCTCCAGATCCTTACACTCTAAGTATACTGTTACCTTAGTTCCTGTAGCTGATATAGTAGTTTCCTCTGTTTTGAGTTTTATCTGATTTTTATGTACACTACCATGATGCTTATAAGGCTCAAACTGATCCGCTGTTATCTCCTGCCCCACATTAACCTCATTATACCTATTCAGATATAAATTGATCTCCTCATCGTCTGCATAGATTACAGATAGCTCCTCCGCCTCCTCTGTGGCTGTTTCTGGCTCCTCCGTTACCTCTGGAGTACTTTCTATAGCCTCCGTTACTTTCTCCGCCTCTGTGGGCTCATTTACCGCCTTATCTGTATTTCCACAGGCTGATAAGGATAATGCAATACCTAACACTATTACTACACTCAATCTCTTTATCATGTAACCACCTACCTTTTTATATAGTGGTTATATTATAACTCATTTATGAGGCTAACTCAATAACCATCCTAGCCCACGCTCTGGCATCATCCTCCCCATAAAGTTTATATACACACTTAGTATATGGTACCTTGTAATATAAGCCATTAAGCCCCTCCGCTGTTAATCCCCTCCTGTCATACTTACGCTCCACATTCTGTAAATGGTGCCTAAATTGATGTAAAAAAGGCTCTAACTCTGGCTCTGTAAGATATATCTCCCCTGTAGCTGATACATAGTTATCATCTCTTACCCAACAGGTAATAACAGGAATTGATACCATATATAGATCTGCTAACTCAGTATTAAGAGCTCTTATAGCCTCTAAAGCCTCTATCCTATCTACAGGAAATTCAAAGCCCTTTAATAATTTTACAGCCCTGCAATCCTCAAACCATTTTTTATAATACTCAACTCGTTTCTCAACACTTATAATATCTTGCTTATTAAACATCATAAGATCAAACGGATCCACCATCTCTACATACCTCCATTATTTATACTGTTCATAAAATCTATCCACAATCTGTAATATCTTATCCTTAGCCTGTAAACTGTCTGCCCACTCTTTAGGGAGGTGCTCTCCTCCAATAAATAACCCAGCTAAGGATCCTGTAATAGCTCCTATAGTATCTGTATCCTCTCCTAAATTAACCGCTCTTAATACTGCCTCTGTATATGAGTTTGAATTATACAGGCACCAGATACTAGCCTCCAAACTGTCTACTACATATCCGCTACTCTTTATATCCTCCTCAGAAAGAGTAAATACCCTGCTAAGACTTCCCAGCCTTGTATCTGGGTATACGGTATCTTTATAATACTCATCTACCGCTTTTATGGCATCCTCCATAGCCTCATTTTTATCACTATACACCGTAAGATACATCCCAATATAAACATAGTATACACAAGCTATCTTACTAATTAGATGAGCATGAGTTAAACCAGATACCTTATAAATAAGATCTACAGCATTAGAGTTAATAGGCGTAACATCAAGATATAAAATCATCGGTAACATTCTCATAAGAGAGCCATTTCCATTACTGTACACATCACTACTGCCACAATCATTAACACTTTCTCCCATAAGGTACCGCTGGATAGCTAATCTGGTAGTACCTCCAATATCAAACACCTCTCCAAAAGGCGTATACTCTGCCATGTTATACCACCTAGAAAAAGCCTCCATCATACCATCTGTAGAAAAGCCTCTACACATACTATCTAATGTAGCTAATACCATACTCGTATCATCACTCCATGTACCTACAGGCTGGTTATGAGATCCATAACCCTCCATACTCTCCACAGGAGAGCTCTTTAATACTTCTCTCTGCACAAATTCTACAGGTACTCCCAAAGCATCTCCTATAGCTAACCCTAATACTCCGCCTAACAACTTATCTTTTCTTAACATAAATCATCTACCTCCTTATTACTCTACCCATTCTAAACCGCCTGTATACCTGCCTCTGTGGGTTATTAACTTATCTGGATACACTCTCTTTAGATACGCTATATCCGTTCTAAGTGTTCTCCTAGATACTCCTAACTCCTCCTGTAGCTCCGCTGTGTTTGTACACTTAGCCTCCTTAAGGATACCTATTATCTGGAGCTGTCTAGCATTTACTCCATGTATACTCATCTCCGCACCTCCTCATAATCCATATCCCATACAAACTCATTCTCATCTACCCACTCCCAGCCATACTCTCTACAAAAGCTCTCAGCCTCCGCCTCTGTTTCAAACTCTGTAAAATATTTCTTTGTACCAGCACTCTTAATATAAACTGTAAACATATTTCCCTCCGATCTGGGAGCCCTTAGGCTCCCAACTCCTGTACATACTCCATACCATCAAAGCTACAAAAGCCTCCAGCATCTAAGATACTCTGTAAAGCTCTTTTCCCTCCACAGGGAATATATGGAACTAAGATACCAAACTCATCTCTATCTGAGCTAAAAGCTATGTAGCCCTTGCCCTCCTCATAGAGGGCATATCCTGTAACTACTCTAGCTATTCTATCTGTACCAAACTTAGCACTCTTTAGTCTCCTAATAATCATCCTCACTTACCTCCTATTCTGCATAGCTCCAAGCATCGTGACAATGTGCGTATCTCTCTGCTACTGATCCATCTGGATTATCAAAGAAAACTACTCTCTTTCTTAACCATCCGTAATTAGTTCCTAATGCAAGATTAACTCCATCCAGCATTAACTGAGCCTTATTAAAATCCTCCTGTGCTATCTCATTAAGTTTCTCAATCATTTCTTTTCTCATGTCGTGTACCTCCATCTATCTTTCAGTTTGTATCTCGTTTTGATGATTGTATTATATACCCCCTATATAATAATGTCAAGTACTTTTTATATATCCCTTATATAATTTATAAAAAAAAAGAGGTAGCTCCTGCTACCTCTCTCTGTATCTTAAATCTTGTGTACTAAGGTTCTTAAGTGCCATCTCTGGATATTGTAACCTCCTGCTCCGATGGTTTCTACACT